GCACACGCTGATTTGAAGAAAATCACTCACACACAATTTGCCGACACACAGCGTTATAATCCAGAAACTGGAGATAACTTGAGTTTGATTGAGCAACTAGGTGTATTCTATGCTCCAGCTGGCGCTGCACTTCGCGCCACTTTCATCGTTGATCCAGACAACGTTATTCAACACGTTACTGTCAACAACTTGAACGTTGGTCGTAGCCCAGAAGAAACACTTCGCGTATTGGATGCGCTACAAACTGGCGAGCTATGTGCTTGTAACCGTACAGTAGGCGGAGAGACACTATAATGGCATTTATCGACGCTATCAAAGAAGCGTTGCCAGACTACGCAAAAGACACCAAGTTAAACTTAGACGCTGTCCTTTTGCGTAGCACATTGGATGCAGATGTGGCTATAGGTTGTGCCGTGGCCGCACTCGCCGCAACTGGTAACGGTAAGGTACTGGCTGTATTGTTAGCAGATGCACCTGTATTTGCTGACAGTGCTATGACAGCCGCAAGCATTATGGCACAGAACAATGTATGGTATCCATATGTTGAGATGGCTGATGATCCAGCATTGAAAGGATTGCCAGCAGGCCTACGTATGAATGCCATTGCCAGTCACGGTGGAACTACTAAGTCAAACTTTGAAGCATTTAGTTTGGCAGCTAGTATTGTTGGCAAGTGTCACTTCTGTGTGAAAGCACATTACGAAACATTGAAGACAGAAGGCTATACAGTAGAACAACTTCGTGACATTGGCCGTATTGCCAGTGTTATGAATTCAGTGGCAAAGGTATTAAACAGTTAATAAATAAAGTACAGGAGGACACAACCTATGAAACAGAAAAAGCTATTAGCTAGACTGTACAGGGCTTGCGTCGACCACGATACAGAAACGGTTTCCGAACTGCGTAAAAAAGAGTTCGCTAAGATACTGAAACATAAGGCCGAAGGTAAACCATTTACAGCTAAGTGGGTACTAGTAAGGATTTAAGTTCGTAACACAAACGTAATCTTTAAACAACGATACTACGGTAAATATTGCTATGCAAAAAACTTACCGTAGTATTTTTGTGAGTGATGTCCACTTAGGTACAAAAGACTGCAAGGCGGAACAGCTCAATAATTTTCTCAAGCACAACTCGTGCGACACTCTCTATCTAGTAGGCGATATTATCGATGCCTGGAAGATACAACAAAATAAATGGCGATGGAAACAGAGTCACACTAATGTAGTACGCAGAGTACTAGGACACGCCAAGCGAGGAACTCGTGTGGTGTTCATAGCTGGTAACCACGATGAATTCTTAAGACCAATGATACCATATGGTTTTAGTTTTGGCTCAATAGAAATACACAATCAAATAGAACACATAGGCGCAGACGGCAAACATTATTTGGTTACACACGGTGACCTATTTGATGGCATTACAAGACTAGCACCGTGGATAGCATTTTTAGGGGACAAAGCATATGACTTCGTTCTTGCTGTTAACAGTAAATTTAATTGGATTCGTCATCGTATGGGTTTTGGCTATTGGTCTCTTAGCAAGTACCTTAAGCAACGAGTCAAGAAGGCAGTGGACTTTATGTTCCAGTTCGAAAAGAACCTTGCCAGATACTGCAAGAAGAGGGGATTCGATGGTGTCATCTGCGGACATATACACCACGCAGAAATCAAAGACGTAGATGGTATAACTTATATGAATGACGGCGACTGGGTTGAATCGTGTACAGCACTTGTAGAGCATTGGGATGGTCGTTGGGAAATAGTAACTTGGACAAAATCAAATGACAAAGACGATACTTATAGTAACTGATAACTTACCGGAGCAGATCAATGGCGTTGTCACAACATATAAAAATATTGAGGCTTGTGCGCTTCTGGATGGTTATCGCGTTGTTTACATTACTCCCGGGGACTTCCGCTACTTTGATTGTCCTGGCTACAACGAAGTCAAGATTGCCCTTACTTACCAACGCAAAGTGGGCAAGAAGATTGAGGCGCTCAGTCCGGATTATATCCATATCGCCACAGAGGGTCCTCTTGGTCTGTGTGCTAGAAAATATCTTTCAAAACATAATTTTAGGTACAATACTGCTTATCATACTAAGTTCCCTGAAGGACTTAGAGCCCTATTTGGAATCCCTGAGGCAGTTACTTGGCCTTTGGTAAGATGGTTCCATAAGCACAGTGGCAAAGTACTAACCACAACTGACACAATGGTCAAGGAGTTACAGGCACACGGTTTTGACGGCGATGTTATTCCTTGGACTCGCGGAGTTGATCGTACGATATTCAATCCAAGTCAACGAACCGGCACAGTGGTAAACGGGCCTATACTGGTTTGTGTTAGCCGTGTGAGTAAAGAAAAGAATTTAGAAGCATACTTTGAAATGCCCTATGCGGGTGTTAAGTTTATGGTAGGCGATGGACCTATGCTGGAAGAGTATAAGGCCAACTACCCTGACGTAAAATTTGTAGGCGCCAAGCGCGGTCTAGAACTTGCCAAATACTTTGCTATGGCAGACGTGTTTGTATTTCCCAGCCGTTGGGAAACATTTGGACTAGTGATGATTGAAGCAATGGCCTGCGGTACTCCAGTAGCGGCTTACCCTTGTCAAGGCCCATTAGATGTAGTCGATGAAGGTATTACAGGTTGTCTTAATGATGATTTGAAACAGGCAGTCAACGATGCACTAATGCTAGACCGACAGCGTGTTTGGGAAGGCAGTGGTCGTTGGACTTGGGAACGTGCTTGGGAGATATTCCGCGACAATCTCGTAGAAAAATCGGGTGCAAGATAGGGCATCACTGGAACCCGTAACCAGTACTAACACTAACTCCTTTTAATGAATTTCACTATATGATCTGTGGTGATTTCGTCATATAATAACGATACATACTAATGCAGTATGTATTTTTATAAAGGAGTACTATTATGTGGACAAAACCAGAAGCAGTTGAAATGCGTTACGGATTCGAAGTCACTATGTACGTGATGAATCGATAATAAAGACCTAGCCCACTTCGGTGGGCTTTCTCTTGACTTACATTTCTAATGATGTTATAGTATGTTTTATGATTGAAATTTTCGGAGGACTTATGTTAGATTGTTTAATTATGGGTGACAGTATTGCAGTAGGTACAGCCCAAGTGCGAAAAGAATGTGTTTCATATTCAAAAGGCGGCATTAACAGTTATCAATGGTTGAACGCTAACGTGGGCAAAAGTCCCTACGTTGCTAAAACTGTCATTATCAGTTTGGGATCAAACGATCACAAGTATGTTAAAACAGAAACGGAATTGCGTACCATTCGCGAACTAACCAAAGCAGATCGGGTATATTGGATACTGCCAGCGAACAAGAAAGATATGGCTGACATCGTGTTTAAGATTGCAAATGAGAATCACGATAGAGTTGTAAAAATTGCAGACTTATCCACTGACGGTGTACATCCTACCGGCAAAGGATATAAGATGATTGCCGAACAAACAAAATGAAAATACAACCAATCTTTCCCAGCTTTATCGGAATCGAACAGCTTAATGACCTTATAGATACAAAGGCCATTGAGGACTACTGTTACAAAAAGGAAAGAGAGTGCGTTAATCAAAAGTGGTTAGGTGGCTGGCAAAGTACTGCTACCATCCTAGATGATCCAGAGATGGCTCCATTGATCTCTGTGATCACTGATCGATTGCTGGGTATCAAAAAGATGTACGGTCTCAAGGAAGAAGCTGCGGTCAGGCTTTGCAACGGATGGATCAATATCAACGAATCTGGAAATTACGGGCTGAATAATAATCCACCCCACTTACACGCAAACTATTTTGTGTCTGTGGTCTACTATGTTAAGGCAGAGCCAAAAGCAGGCGATCTGTGTCTAATCGCACCGTTCCACGATATTGAGTATACTGTTCCGTTTTCATCAATTGAAAACCACACGGTCTATAACAGTGCTAGATGGAACATTACTCCAGAACCCGGTAAATTAATAATCTTTCCAAGTTGGCTGATGCACTACGTTATGGGAAATCTAAGCCAAAGTGACCGCATATCTATAGCATTCAATACCGCTTTGCCACACATTCCCCATCTTGATGCTTGACAAAAACCAAAATCGATGCTATACTATTATCTATAGTAAACAAGTTAGGAGTCTATTTTGAGTATGCACTTAGAAGGTCCGTGGCTGTCAACCACAGGCAAGAAAAAAGGTAAACAAAAATTTGCTTCAGCAGAACACGCAAAGAAAGCTCGTGAGCAGGAAGAAAGCTGGAAGGCTTTTCAAAAGCGTTGGGGCATTGAAGCAGAAGAAAAGAAACGCAAACGTGGCCTGTCTGCTGAAGTTTGGAAACCTAACGATAAACCGTTTAGTAGATATGGCACTGATGTCAAACATCCCAGCCTACCATTCACTGGCGGTGCCTGCACAATGCCTGCTCCAAAAGTCTATACTGGTACTATGGTTAAGGGAATTGCCACTATGCACAAGTCAAATGCTGTTCCGGTATTTTCGGACGAAGAGGCAGTTGATATATCCAAAATGCGTCGATAATTACCGGTTTAAGTCTATGAATTTAATCTATCGACTATATATTATACGTTTCGCAAAGAAACAAGATAGTAGGTCAGTATTAGGAGCGAGATTTTAGTACTGATCCGCGAGTCTTGGCCAATGAGAAACCCGTGAGATTCGGGCGGTCAAGGCTCCAAAGGTACCACAAGTTATGAGCTGTGGTGGCTAATGGAGACAACTACACGTATGTCAGGGTTCTTTCAGAGCCTCGTGAAGTTAACTCCCTTTATGTAATGTGATTTGATTTTTTTGGATCACACCAAGTCAAAGGAGGACTTATGGAAAAAACTATTCGATTAGTATGCTTTACTATTGGATTACTCGCAGTTGCATTATTTGTTCAATCTATCACTCACAAGAAGTTTGAAACACTACAAGCATCAGCAGGTCTATTCAGTAAAGACATTGTATCAATTAAAACACGTGAAAAACAATTAGATTGCCTAGCAATGAACATTTATCGCGAAGCTGGTTATGAGCCATTCGAAGGTAAGGTCGCAGTTGCACAGGTAACACTAAACCGTGTGAAATCTGGAAAATTCGCAGATGACGTCTGCGGAGTTATCTATCAAAAGACCGTTTTTATGGAAAAAGTCGTTTGCCAATTCAGTTGGTATTGTGACGGCGCCGTAAAAGCTCGTCCGGTCAATTCAGCAGCCTATGATGAGTCAATGGCTGTTGCCAAAAAGGTTCTTTTAGAAGGCTTCAAATTGGACATCGTTAAAGATGCGTTATACTATCACGCAGACTACGTAAATCCAAGATGGGGATTTGAAAAGATAGGTAAAATTGGACAACACGTTTTTTATAAAGGAAAGAATTGATATGAATCTACCAAAAATTGTATTACCACATTTTGACACACTAGAAGAATTCAAAACTTACATCATTGCAAAAGTTTCAGTAGTCTCATCTGAAACTTTTGGATGGTTAGCAGTGATACTATTACACGCTGCCACTCTTCCTAGTATGCTCGCGGTAATGAGCGGACTGACCGATCGTATGCCGCCAGTGGATTTGGTCTTGTTAGTTTGGGCAGGTCTCACCCTGTTCTTTATCAAAGCCGCCGTCCAAAAAGATATGTTAACTTTGGTAACTGTCGGAGTTGGATTCATTGCACAGGCTGTATTAATGGCCCTAATCTTCTTTAAGTAATTTGGTAAAGCACCTGGTTGACTTTGATCGGCCACGGTGCTATACTATATGTGTTGTTAATCATATACACACAGAAAGGCATTTTATGAAAAAGGCAATATTAGTAGGCTTATTGGCATCAGTTATTACTGGCTGTTCGTCAATGAAAGACATTCCTGAGCGTAAGACTTATGCTCAACCCAGTTGGTATCAAGACTGCGCCCAAGAAGGTGTTAAGGGTTGGTTTTGGTGGTCAGAAGATTACGTCTATGCTTGCGGTGCTGGCGAAAGCTCTTATGCACAAGCGGCTGAAGAACAGATGGATGCTATTGCGATGAATAACTTTGCAAAACGCATCAACGGTACTGTCAACTCCGAAACTGTAATTGAAATCAATAACGATAAGAAAACTACTCGTACATTTATTTCTTACAAGGTTGCAGATACTGCCATCCGTAAGCACGTTAAGAGTGAGAAAGGTCACTTTACAATGGGCGGACGTCATTATACCTATGTTCGTTTAGAAATGAAGAAGACTACCTTTGATCAGTTGATCGCTGAAGCCCAGGCCAAGCGAGCACAATGATGAAAATCAAAGACGAACTCTTTGCACTATCAGTTGCTGTAGTACCCACGCTGACACTGGCGAGTATTATGGCACTGACTGGCTGTAGTTCGACTCCTAAGGTAATGGCTGAAAAGCCACAATACTGTTATACCAGTCAGACCATTCGAACCCAGAATGGCGAACGGGTAGAGAGTCAAACAGAAGTCGAGTGTACAGATGACCAAGTCAAAAGACTGACAGCCAAGCGCATAGGCCTATCACCTAACTGCGGCGAATTTCAATATTGGATGCAAATCGGAGGAAGAGATGTTCAACGCAAAGGTATCAGTTGTCAGAAACTGGACGGCAGTTGGGAAATTGTTAATACTTTTGGCAGCTAGTCCCGTACTTGCAGCCGAGGTTGATAATCCTAAATTCTTCGAGTATCGGTCGGGCGGTTTTATGAATCGATTGACCGATATTTCATTCGGTTGGTTTAAAACACTTGACGATGATCAGAAAGAAGCGTATAGTCAAAGTATTACACACGCTGTAATGTTTGCAGAAAATGGTCAAGGGGTCTCTTGGTATAAGAGAGATGCCAGTGGTGTTGCAGTGCCGGTTATGACTTGGCCAACCGGTAATGGATACTGTCGGAGAATTCACATACAGGCCATTGCATATAATGTGCAAAAAACAATGACTGCAACAGCCTGTTTCGAAAACAGTTCTGATAACTGGCGATGGATAAGAGAATAAATATTAGCTAATGAAAATATATACAAGCGAAAAGATTATAGCCTGGTTGACCCTTATAAGTGGTCTTTCCATTTCTGCAGTGGCAGTATGGTATTCTGTTGCCGGGCTGGTTTCTATCTTCGCCGCGGCCGCGATCCCTATTATGATTATGGGTGTATCGCTAGAAGTCAGTAAGTTGGTAGCCACTGTATGGCTTAAGATGAACTGGAACATCGCCCCAAAACTAATCAAGTCATATCTTATCGCAGCCATTGCTATACTAATGGTAATTACCTCTATGGGTATTTTTGGATTCCTATCCAAGGCCCATTTGGATCAAGCAGTTCCAACCGGTGATGTTGTTGATCAAGTATCACTGTTTGATGAAAAAATCAAAACTCAAAAGGAGAACATTGATGCTGCTCGAAAAGCTCTTAAACAAATGGACGAATCTGTTGATCAAGCTATGGCAAGATCCACGGACGAAAAAGGTGCAGAAAGATCCGCTGCCCTACGTAGAGGACAGGCAAGAGAACGAACTCAACTACAAAATGATATCGCAAAGGCCCAGAAAGAAATTGCAACTCTCAATGAGCAACGTGCTCCAATCGCCAAGGAACTCCGTAAGGTTGAGGCTGAAGTCGGGCCCATCAAATATATCGCCGCACTCCTTTACGGTGATAACCCCGACCAAAATATCTTAGAAAAAGCAGTACGCTGGGTCATCATTGTTATTGTTATAGTATTCGATCCGCTGGCAGTTATTTTGCTGTTAGCCAGCCAATACAGTTTCCAATGGTTCCGTAAGAAAGAAGAAGATCAATTAGCTATGGCTATTGTTCCTCCGAACGAAGAAGACACTCGTCCGTTCACAGAAGAAGAAATCAAAGCACTAGACAATACACAAGAAGAAGAACCTAAACCAGAACCGTTTGTTCCAAACAGCGTGTTATGGCCGTTCCCCTCATCAACATATACTCCAGCACCTGACTGGGGTACAACACCAATACAAACACACACAGAAGTTCCAAGCGAAACACAGCCGACCGCACTAGGAGGTGATATAACGGCGCCTGAGGAAAAGCAAGACGAAGTGGTAGAAGGCATACCACTTGAACAATGGAACAAAATGATCGCCGAAGCCGAAAAGGCAGTAGACGAAGAAGAAGACGCAGCCCTACTCGAAAAAGCAGATGAGCTCGAAAAAGAAGCGATGAGAAAATGGAAATCTGAAAATCCAGAAAACTCATTAAAATATCAGCGCCAATTGTTTGAAAAAGGAATGATAACTAAATTTCCTTGGGACGACTATCTAAAAGCTGAAGCCGACTTTACAGATAATGAAGCAGCCGAAGAAGCTGCAAAATGGGCCTTGGAACAACTCGAAGATTCTAAAAAAAAAGAATCAACGAGCTGGATAGAGAGAGTGGGCAGTCAACAGATCAAAAGAACCAAGTAATGATTCCTGGTTACATTCAAAACGCCGAACAAAGCGAAAGCACTATTTGGCAACGAGTCAAACAAGCTAAAGAAGGTCTATGACAGATAAAATCGTTATAGTTACCCCACCTGATGACATTTTAACAGATGGTGTCCGTGTGGTGCTTTTTGATCTAGTTGACGAACAGACTGCTATCCTTTCCGAAGCACTAAAACAACTACAAGAAACCACTGCCAATGCGATTGTCTACAGTTACAATTCTTGGAATGAAAATATAGACTGGTTAATTGAAAAGAAACAAAAGAGCGATTTAATAATCTTTAACGCTGATAGCAATAATGATTTAATAGTGGGATATTTGGCCGCACAGCCCAACTCTTACTATTTCGGCACTTTAAAATCTTTACAGGCCGCAAACAACTGTGCTATATACAATACTGACCAAGCAATTCAAATACTGGAGACAACGCTGTCAAACTATGAGATACGATAACAAACCAAAACCGCCGAGAGAAATTCAAGGCACACGTACCTATGTAAAAGAAAACGAGAACATCAACCAAACTCTCAGACGCTTTAAAAAGAAAGTCGAAGAGGCTGGCATACTAGATGCTCTCCGTGCTAAAGAGTTTTACGAAAAACCTACATCAGTTCGTAAACGCAAAAAAGGTGCTGCCAAAGCACGTTGGCGTAAGAAACTCCGCGAACAACAGTTACCTCCTAAACTGTTCTAATAATTATACACACATACACAGAGTAAGATAATTAGCTATGTGCCATAGGTTTGGCACATTTTTCAAGGAGAAAAACAAATGGAATTAATTTCCACTTTGACAGGTGGCCTAGGCTACCTATGGATGGTGTTCTTCATTATGATCTCCGCTGGACTAGCAAAAGAGTATCAACTCTTCGCCCCAGCGTTTGCCTATGTAAGAAACACTTTCCGCTCTAATAAATTTGTTGTTGTGATCCTAAGCGCAATTGGTGGTATATTACCAATTGAAGGAAGGGTTACTGTATCAGCAGGTTTGTTAGACACGGTCGCTCCTAAGGACGGTCCAGGCCGCGAGAAGATGGGAATCATTGACTATCTAGCAACACATCACTATTATATGTGGTCGCCGCTAGAAAAGACTGTGATCCTACCTATTGCAGCATTCGGTCTGTCCTATGCAACATTCGTTGGAATGATTGCTCCGTTGTTAGTCGTTAGCTTAGTCTTTATTGGTTGGTACATTTGGAACCAAGTTAAAGAAGAAGAAGTTGTGATTACACCAGGCAATTTTAAAATGAGTGCCGTAACCAGAAACGTATTTCCTATGTTTATCGCATTAGGTGCATACATCTGGGGAGGCGGAGAACACAATGTATTCTTAATTTTCGGTCTACTAACATTATACTATGTTATCATTACACAACAATGGAACTGGCGTAAGTTGTTGGGCTATGTAAATTGGGAAGTTATCATAACTGTAGCTGTCGTAATTATGCTCGGCAACTATTTTAAATCTCATATGGATTTTTATCAAACAACAATTAAAGGACTAGGATTAGATCCTACAACTTTTATTGGTATGTTGATGATCAGTCTAGTGGGATTCATTGTTAGTTTCTTAATGGGTAGTAGTGGTAAGTTTATCGCTATTGCTGTGTTAATGGCACAGGTCTTTGGGATAGAATACTTCCTATGGTTCTTTGCTGTTGACTACGCAGGCTATCTGCTAAGTCCGACACATAAGTGCGTAATGGTTGGAAACCGATACTTCGGGACTCCATTAATTACATACTACAAAGCACTTGGCTCTTGGGCAGCAATCCTGCTCCTGACAGCCGGAACAGTTACATTTGTAATTTAAAGTAAATCAGTGGGACGGTTGGACGTCCTACTCAATCTGACAAAGGGAAAAAAATGAATAAGATGTTAGCAATTCTTTTGGCAACTATGTTGTCATCTGTCGCGATGGCAGAGAACGGTGTGAACTTTGAGTTTGAACGTGAACGTTATACAGCATCACCTAACACAATGTCAAACACAGTTAAGGTAGCACCGTATGTTAAGTTAGACAATGGTGTTAAGTTAGATATCCAAGTTGGTGCAAGTCGTAATGACGGAGACAATCAACAACTCAGTAACACCGCAATGATTCGTGTAGAAAAGATGTGGCCAATCGGTACAACCGGTCTCTTCTTAGGTGGTCGAGTGGGTGTTGGTGAGAAGTTTGGCACAGCTAAAGATTTTAGTTTCTATTCAACAGAAGCTAAAGCAAAATACGTTGTGACTGACACGGTTGCATTAAAGGCTGCATTGCGTTATCGAAATGCCTTTGACACAAGTAATAACTATGAAACAGTTACTTGGAGAACTGGTGCTGGATTTAATGTTACCAAAAAAGACGAAGTTGAAGTATTCTATTTCCAAAAGCGTGGAGATAGCGATGCCAACGGTGTCATTCTTGAGTACACACACGCATTCTAATTTCCAATTAGGATAGAAAAAGGCTACTTAGGTGGCCTTTTTTGTTGACATACTTAAACTAAGGTGTTATACTATATGTTCATAATACAGAAAGCAGATAAATGGCAAATACAGATGTAATGATTGATTTGGAAACGCTAGACGTTCTCCCTACAGCAACTATCCTAACGATTGGTGCTGTTAAGTTTGATCCGTTAGGACGAGATGTAGAAGAAAAGTCCTGTGAAAAATTCTATGTTCGTGTGGATGTTGACAGTTGTGATAGATTAGGCGCTACTGTTAGTCAATCAACATTGGACTGGTGGGCTTCACAATCACAAGAAGCACAAAACGAAGCGTTTGATCCTAACAATCGAATTTCAATTGAAGATGCAATGACACAGCTCTATAAGTTCTGTTGGGGTGCTAAACGTGTTTGGTCACACGGTGCTGGCTTTGACGTTATCATCCTAGAATGGTATTTTCGTAAAATTGGAAAAGCTATTCCGTGGAGCTTCTGGGAAGTTCGTGATACGCGAACTATTTTCGATCTAGGAATTAATCCTAATCGTCCGCCAGTATTAAAACACCACGCTCTCGAAGATGCTTGGAATCAAGCAGTAGGTGTGCAGAACGTGTTTAATACACTACGCAGTTCTAGCACATTCGATGGAACTATCATCGCACCATTTTCTAATCAAAGGTAACACAATGGACTCGCAAACTAAAGAAGTAATGGACATCCTCCAAGAAGAATGTGCTGAAGTAATTCAAGCGGTAAGTAAAATCAGCCGCTTTGGCCTAGATAATTTTAAGCCCGGAAAGCCTAAAACTAACCGAGAGCATCTAGAAGAAGAATTAGGTGATATGTTGGCTATGATCGATATTCTACAGAGTATGGATATAGTTAGCTACACTAATATTGAGCAAGCCCAAGCGGCCAAGATCGAAAAGCTCAAAAAATGGTCAAATATTCAAAATTTAGAGAATATCTGATATAAATAAAAATGTAAGTTGTACCATAAGGGCAATTTATAGAGCATAGTGCTCACAAATTAGATCTTACTTTATAAGGAGATATTATGTCTAAGATCATCGGTATTGACCTCGGCACCACCAACTCTTGCGTGGCTGTTATCGAGGGTGGAAAATCCAAAATTATTGAAAACTCAGAAGGCGCTAGAACTACGCCTAGTATCGTTGCCTATTCGAATGGCGAGATCCTAGTTGGTGCAAGTGCAAAGCGTCAAGCAGTAACAAATCCCAAAAACACCATCTATGCTAGTAAGCGTTTGATCGGTCGTAAGTTTACAGAAAAAGAAGTACAGAAAGACATCAAATTGATGCCTTACTCAATCGTCGAATCCGAAAACGGTGATGCTTGGGTACAGGTTAATGATGACAAACTAGCACCACCACAAATTAGTGCAGAAGTGCTACGTAAGATGAAAAAGACAGCGGAGGATTATCTAGGTGAAACAGTTACTCAAGCGGTTATCACAGTTCCCGCATACTTTAATGATCAACAAAGACAGGCTACAAAAGACGCTGGTAAAATCGCAGGGCTGGAAGTACTCCGTATTATTAACGAGCCTACTGCGGCAGCTCTTGCTTATGGCGTTGATAAAGCTGATAAAGCTGACAGGAAAATTGCTGTTTACGATCTTGGTGGCGGTACATTCGACGTATCGATCATTGAAATCGCGAATGTCGACGGCGACAAACAAATCGAAGTACTAAGCACCAATGGTGATACATTCCTAGGTGGTGAAGACTTTGACCAACGCATTATGGATTTCTTAGTTGACGAATTTAAGAAAGAACAAGGTATTGATCTTAAGACTGATCAATTGGCTCTACAGCGTTTGAAAGACAGTGCTGAAAAGGCCAAGATTGAATTGTCAAGTTCTGCACAGACAGAAGTCAACTTGCCATATATTACAGCAGATGCAAGTGGTCCTAAGCATCTAGTGGTAAAACTTACTCGTAGCAAACTAGAGCAGTTAGTTGATGAGCTAATCCAACGTTCAGTTGGTCCTTGTAAGACTGCTATGAAAGATGCCAAAGTAACTTCAGCAGACATTGACGAAGTTATCCTAGTTGGTGGTATGACACGTATGCCAAAGGTACAGGAAACTGTTGAAGCACTGTTTGGTAAAGCACCACGTAAAGATGTCAACCCAGACGAAGCAGTAGCCGCTGGTGCTGCAATCCAGGGCGATGTACTAGGCGGCGGTCGCACAGACGTTCTATTGCTAGACGTTACTCCATTGAGTCTAGGTATTGAAACTATGGGCGGCGTAATGGCCAAGTTAATTGAGAAGAACACTACGATTCCAACTAAGAAATCACAGACTTTCTCAACAGCAGAAGATAACCAACCAGCAGTGGATATTAAAGTATTCCAAGGCGAACGTGAGCTTGTACAGTACAACAAGCTTCTAGGAGAATTTAAACTAGAAGGTATTGCTCCAGCACCGCGTGGTATACCACAGGTTGAAGTTACACTAGATATTGATGCTAACGGCATTATGAATATCAGTGCTAAGGACAAAAACACTGGCAAAGAAAACAAGATCACTATTAAATCAGATAGTGGTTTAAGTGAAGAAGAAATTAAGCAGATGATCCGAGACGCTGAAGAAAATGCAGAAGCTGATAAACAGGCACGTGAATTAATCGAAACACGTAACTCAGCAGAAGCTACACTTCATCAGGTTAAAAAGGATCTCGAAGAGTTCAAAGATGAACTTAGCGAAACTGAAAAAACAGATATCGAAACAGCCATTGCTGCCGTAGAAGAAGCTAAGTCAGGTAATGATGCTGCTAAGATCAAAGAAGAACTTGAAAAGGTTTTCCCGGCAATGAAAACATTGTTGGAGAAAAAACAGGCGAAAGAAGCAGCCGCGGCAGCACAGCCAGAAGCAGCAACTACGACTGTTAACGAAGATAATGTAGTCGACGCTACTTTTACAGAGAAGAAAGACTAATTATCGAAATTGGGGTACCTTATGGGCCCCATTGATTCTTACTTTATAAGGAGAAAACAAAATGAATCAACTACAAAGACTTGACTCGCTCAATAGAGCATTAATTGGATTCGACTCGATGTTCGATACATTAGAGCGCAGATTCCAAAACCAACTGGCCACAAACTATCCGCCATTTAACGTTGTTAAGTGGTCCGAAGATAGTTACGAAATCCAATTAGCAGTTACTGGTTTCGAAAAAGATGAAATCGCAGTAGAAGTTGAACAAAGCCAACTTACTATCCGCGGTGAATCAAAAGTAGAAGGTGACGAAGAAACAGTTTATCTGCATCGTGGACTTGCTACACGTGATTTCGAAAAGACATTTACCTTGGCGGAACATATGGAAGTTAAAGGTGCTGAAATTAAGAACGGTATGTTGATGATTAAAATCATCCGCAATCTTCCAGAGTCAGCTAAGCCACGTGTGATTGACATCGTAGAAATTAAGTAATATAATATAGGGAAGGGGCAACCTTTCCCTATACCATTTGGAGAGAAAATGACAACAGCAACCGTAATCGAAGAAAAAGTAGTGGTAGCATTACAACCACCAAAATTGTGGAAAGTAATCTTCCTCAATGACGAACAAACTCCAATGGAACTTGTAATACAACTTCTCACACAAGTTTTTAAACATACAGAAACCCGTGCGAAAGAGATCACTTTAGAAATTCATAATACTGGTAGCGGCATCGCTGGAGTTTACCCTTATGAGATTGCCGAACAGCGTGGTGTAGAAGCCACAACAATCGCTCGAGCTAACGGATCGCCTTTACGTATCCAGGTTGAGGAAGAGTGATATATACGTTATGAGCAATTTAAAAGAACTTACCAAAGACAGTCATACAAACGCAGAGCGTCAAGAATTCGTTAAAATTCTTTTTTCTGGAACTATTGATCCTAAGCTGTATGCAACCTATTTAAAAAATCAACACCCTCAATACGAAATCCTAGAAGTCTGTGCAATGCCAAAAGGTCTGCTAACAGGTCTTCCAGATATTCGTCGAGCTCCAAAAATCTTAGAGGACTTTAGAGAACTATGGGGCGACAACAATGACGTCAATCCTAGACTCTGTCCTGTAACTCACGAATACGTAAAATATATCTTAAGTATCAAAGACCAACCAGAAAAACTTATGGCACATATCTATGTTCGTCATATGGGTGATTTGGCAGGTGGTCAAATGATCGCTAAGAAAGTTCCAGGCAAAGGTCAGTACTATCAATTTGCCGAACCAGAAGCACTTAAAGTTGCTATCCGTGAACGACTAACAGATGAGATGGCTGAAGAAGCAAAAGTCTGTTTTGATTTTGCAAAACGCTTTTTCCAAGAAATGATGGACATTGCTAATGAAGACTTCCCAAAGCAGTAAAGTATGGGATACGCTGATAGATATACAACATCTATTAGAAGAAAACTTTGATCGTACAGGAATAGAGATCAATGAACCAGGTATGGATCGATTTAATCAACCTGGTTGGGTCAATAGAGTTTGGACTAGCTTTAAGTATCGCCGCGCTCACGTTGACGTGGTCGATGCTCGTGAAACTAAGGGCCTATGGATGATGCACTGTTGCATCTTTCCACATACACATAATCCAGCACCAATCTACGGCTTTGATGTTATAGCAGGCCAGAATAAAATTACAGGTTGCTTTCACGATTACTCAAAAGCAGGTGATCCTAACCATCCTATGATGCAATGGTTCCACGATGAAGTTGCCAAACTAGAATGGCGCAGAGAACGTGCTCTACCTGAGTGGGCCACTAACATATTCAGCGGCAGTATGGTAGCCGCTGGCAACGTACAAGATGAAGCAGAATTGCAGCAGATAACAGATCTTGCCAAAACTACTATTGCTCACTATCTAGATACTGTAGATGAAACCAATAACACAGCAGTTAATACAACCTGGTATCAAAATTATTACGCTCAAAATCAAAAGTGTAATCCACACACTCCCCGTGTAATGGTTAGTTTAGGCCTTAGTGAAGAAGATGTAAGAGTCTTTATACAAGAGTGCCTATTTCCTGAAATAAAATAAAAATCGGCTAGTTTAAAATCCGATGCCCTGGGTAAATACTTAGTAAAAGAGTAATTCCCGGGGGCGATATCGGATGAATAAAATAGTATGGTTAGTACTGCTATTCCCTACAATAGCTATTAGTACACCCTTAGACTTTGGATTTAAAAGCCCGTCATTTAACGGCGTTGGCTACAGTTCTCACGTGCTTACTATTGAGAATCAAGAATTTACCCGTCAAGCGCAGGTTAAAAAAGACATTCAAGCAGCGTTAGATAAAGCAAAAGCTGACAAAGCTAATTCTAATATTTCTAAGTTTCTTAACAACTTAGAATCACGTATCTATGCACAAATATCACAAAATTTAGCAACTGCTATGTTTGCCAATGGCGGCACTAACAGCGGTACACTAAACTTTGAAGGTAATACTATATTCTGGAGTAAAGACGGAACGGCAGTAACAATGACAGTGACTGATGTTACAGGAAATCAGACCACTGTAGTGATACCGTTAAGTCAATTCCAATTCCAATAAAATGAAAAAGCTCATTCTTATTATTGCGGCGGTCACCTGGTTAAATGGATGTGCAATTATCCAAACTACAGGGTTGAACGAAACTGATCCAACGGTTACTACACAGCGTGAAGGGGTAAAGAAAGAATTCGATAGTATACCTGCACCTGCTGCTGGCAAACCAGTCAGTGTAGCAGTATACGGATTTACAGATAAAACAGGACAGAGACGTCCACAGGCTAACGTGGCCAGTTTGAGCACAGCAGTTACACAGGGTGCTGAAACATTCCTAATACAAGCACTACAGGGCGTCGGAAAGGGACAATGGTTTGAAGTAGTCGAACGTGTGGGCATCGACAATCTTACTAAAGAACGTACAATTATTCGTCAGATGCGTGAAGCATACGAAGGACCTAGTGCAAAGCCGTTGATGCCAATGCAGTTTGCCGGCATTATTATGGAAGGTGGTATTGTAGGCTACGATGCTACCACTACCAGTGGCGGCGCTGGTATGAGAATATTTGGTATTGGTAAACAGACACAGTGGTCTACAGATACAGTTACAATAAGTTTAAGAGCAGTTAGTGTGAATACAGGCAAAGTACTAGCAGTAGTCACAGTACAAAAAACAATATTATCAACAGCAGATTCAGCAACAGCATTAAAGTTCTTTGATGCGGGTACACAGGCATTTGAAGCAGAGGCAGGATTGACAATCAATGAGCCAGGCACATACGCAGTTAAGGCCGCAACAGAAATGGCAGTAGTAGAGTTAATCAAAGAAGGTGCCCGTAAAGGTATTTGGGATTATAAACACGAGCCAATTACAGCTCCTATCGTTCCAAAAAGCGTTGTTCCGCCAGCACCTGTAATCAGCAGTGAGATTAAGAAAGAAGTTAAAGTAGAGGAGAAGAAAGATGTCGTGGTTCAACCACAAACCCAATCCGAAACGAAAACAGAAGCCGCACCCAGTGCCGCCACAGAAGAATTAGTGAAGTTACCGAGCGAAGCAACTTTATCCGAAGCTCAGTATGTTTACAAAGAACCTAATGAGAAAAGTCAAAAAACTTGGCAATTTAAAAAGGGAACTGTAGTAACAATCGTAGGAGCTGAAGGCGATTGGATAGAAGTGAGAGACGCTGAGAAGCGTAAAGGATTTGTTAAGAAGAATGTACTTCTTGATAAACACCCGAAGTAGTGAAATAAAGTGTTAATTTTTTTACACCGAGGGGTGTTGGAATTTTAACAGTGTTGTAAAAATAACAGCATAGCATTATTATTTCAGAGTGCTAGTTAAATATTTTATAACATAAAGCAGAGAACGCTATTTATTGAGGAAGGAAAAAGAGCAAGAAATCATATCAAACAAACGGGAGCGATATTAGGAATTTATTATCCTAATAATGATTAAAAAAATGGTTAGAGGTCTAAAAGGCGCTGGTGAGTTGTCGAGAAAATTACTCACAATTCTGGTGGTGGCTGCAATGCCAACATTGGGCTATGCTGTTGACAATAGTATATACATTGATCAAAGTGGTGATAATGCTGTAATTAATATCACACAAGATGGTCCAAGTAATACTGTCAAAGGTATAGTGAATAACGGTCCTGGAGTGAGGGGAGTTGACGCTGCCACTATCACCGGTGACAATACACAGATACTGATTAATCAAATTGGTTCAGGCAATACCCTGTCTTTAAAATCAGCTGGTGCTACAGAATCTGGAAAACGTGATACCACTATTAACTACAGAATAACAGGTAACAACGCACAGGCATTTATTAATAACAATGGTGCTAGTAACCTTATTGACATTACACAGGCAGGAAACAACACCGTGTTACAATCACGTGTAACTGGTGGTCGTAACGAAGTTTCTGTTACAACTGCGGGTGACGGGGATAGTGTTATTTCTACTATCGCAGGTGACGACAACGTACAAAATATTACAAAGTCCGGAACAGTTGGTGGTAACTCAACTACTATTTCAACTACTGGCGATAGTAATACTATTGGTATCAATTTAAGTGGATATGGAAACATATTTGGTATAGAGCAATCTGGTACTAGCAACAGTATCAGTGTTGGTGGTTACGCTGGCGGAGCAATGTCTGGAAACGACAACCAAATACAACTTGTGCAAAATGGTAACAGCAACAAAATTGAGTTAGCAGTTTCCGGCGACACAAACTATATCGGTGTAAACCAAGGTTCATCAGGAGCAGGTCAAGAAGCAAAGATTAAGATTAACGGTAGTGGTAACAGCGTTAATGTTAGTCAAGGACTCAACGTCCCATTGTTAACTTTACCAACACGTTAATCGGTGGTTTAGATGGAATTAAAACGATGGTCGTTTATACTGACGATAATATTGCTGAGTATATCAGATGTATCATACTCAGCAATAGGAACCGTAACGGAACAGATCAATACCCCACCATCCATTCAAAGAAAGGCTCAGACTCTAACTGGCGCGAAAGGCACAGGCGTAGAGATGATGGATTCGGTAAGAACCACCCAGGGTAAAGTCGGCATTACCTTTGAAGATCAAACTAAAGTACAGGTAAACGAAAACTCAAAATTAGTCATCGATGACTTTGTCTACGACCCCAAAAAAGGTACAGGTAAATTAGCACTGAATATGGCATTAGGTACTGTACGCTATGCATCGGGACAAATTGCTAAAAACAATCCACAGAATGTAGGCATCAATACCCCAAGTGCTACAGTTAGTGTCCGTGGAACAGATTTTACCGCTACTGTAGACGAATTAGGTCGTAGTACATTTATACTGTTGCCTAGCTGCCCAAGCGATCGCCTAACTAGAACAGTCAGTGATATAGAAACAAACTGTAAGACAGGAGAAATTGTAGTTGAAAGTGATGTTGGACAGGTTATATTAAATCAACCATTCCAGGCAACTAGAGTAGACAGCAGAAGCAGCCCCCCAAGTCCTCCTGCAATTTTAAAACTCAGTGAAGGCGCTATTAACAATATGTTGATAGTTGCTCCTCCTAAGGAAATGAATCAGCAAGATCAAAAAACTAACACAAAACTTGAAATGAAAAATGCTTTAGATATAGACTATCTAAAAGAGCAAGGCCTTGCCAACGCATTAGATGAACAACAGAAAGAAGTTTTCCAAGACAAACTAGCTCGTAATTTTCTAGATCAAAACTTCCTTGCTAACATACTTGACATTATTGACAGTATGATGAAAGCACAGATGAATGTACTAAACAATACCAGTAATAAAATGCTTCCGGACTATAATGCGCTGACAGGAGTAACTGTGGATATACAAGAACCAAAAATTACATTATTGCGTGATGATGGCAGTAATCTAATGGTTGTAACTGTACCAACTACACAGAATACCACAATGTATTTTACACAAGGTGCTATGGATACAATTAAAAATCGTGTTAACAGCGGAGGCAGCACAGTTATAACGCTGATACAGAAATGAACAGAACAAGATACGACGATCATTATGATAGAATAATAGAATACTGGCGAAGATTTCACGCAGAAAAACAAGCCTTATATAAAAAACAAATAATACAAGGATGTATAATTGCTTTCGGTCTATTTTCATTCCCATTTATTATTATTTTTATAATATCTTTAATGTCAGGAAGAGTATATGCGGCTGACAATTTTGTTAGCGTAGATCAAATAGGAACAGGTAATCAAACTACGGTCGTACAAGATGGTAGTGGGCATAATGCCACAGTCAAGGCAGGTGCTACATCTGATGTTGATTACAATACGTTTACAATTACACAACAAGGTGCTGCAAAAACGGCCAGCATAGAATTAAAATCCGGAGTCAGCAATACCTTTAATATACAACAAGACGGCACGGGCAATCATAGTGCAGCTATACAAAATATGATTGGCTCGGGAAACAATGTAAGTGTAACACAACAAGGGGCCGGCAGTCATATTTTTAATGTGACCAATCCTTGGAATGCTACTAACAATGGCAATACTGTAACTGCTACACAAAGCGGTGGAGTAGGCGCCGAGAAAAGATTTGATTTAATGTTCAGTGGTGCCACTGGTGCCGGCGTTACTATCAATCAAACTAATCCCACAACACCTGATCAAGGTGGTATGAATATACAGTGTAATCCTTGCGGATCGGGATGGTCATATACAAAGTTTTAAGATAACACACACCGGTCATAGACTATACACACGCCCTCTTCGGAGGGCTTTTTTACGATAAATATTTTATGCTGAAAAAAATCTTATTAAGCCCTTGGACTGCTCTATTAACCCTAGCGTTAGTAGTGGGCATACGAATCGCAGATCCTACATTTGTTGAAAGCGTAAGACTACGTTATTTTGACACACTTATTACAAGTAAAGCGCCTACAGAAAATAATATCTATACGGTCAACATAGACGAAGCTGCATTAGACAAATACGGCCAATGGCCACTACCGAGGGTTAACTATGCTGAAATTATTGAAGATCTTTATCATCGCAACGCTGGCCTTGTTGTGCTCAATATTCTTATGGCTGAGCGCGATCGTACTGGCGGGGATCGCGATCTGGCCGCAGCTCTTAAACATTATCCAGTCGTACTAGGATCAGTACCTAGTGCTAAGACAAAGAATACTCCCCGTGTTCCTGGATCAGCTGTATTAGGCCCAGAGTGGTTAGATCAAATTGTACAGTATCCAGGACTCATAGCCAACATACCACAGTTAGAAAATGCTGCGGCAGGTGTTGGTATTGTAAACACACTACCCGAAGTGGATGGAGTGAATCGCCGATTACCTCTTGTTGTTGCAGTTGACGACAAACTTTATCCTAGCATAGCTATGGAGACACTGCGAGTAGCAGCTGGCGATTCTACATTCCAAGTTAAATTAGTTGAGGGCGGCGTTGAGAAAATGCGTATTCCAAAGTTTGGTCCTATCACTACAGACAATCTTGGGCGTGTGTGGATTGATTGGAGCCAACAGAGCAAGTCGGTGTCGCTTACTAATTTGCCAAAAGATTTTGGTGGTGCTATTGTTATAGTAGGACCAACTGCCGCAGGCATAGGCAATCCCGTGCCAACTAGTAAAGGCGCTGTATGGCCACACGAAGTACAGGCCAATGTAATTGCCACTATGGCCAATGGTGTTGTTATACAACGTCCCGACTGGGCAGACGGTGCAGAAATTCTAGCCATAGTGTTGGCTGGTCTAGTATTACTATTCTTAACGAGGTGGACTTATGTTGGATTATCTTCAACGGTGGTTATTATTGGTGGTAGTATCTATGCTAGTCTTTATGCTTATCAAAATTACCTACAACTCTTTGATATTACTCTATTGGTTGTTGGAGTTGGACTTGTTGCGCTTCACGCTTACGGAGTAAAGTTTGTAAGTGAGTTCTTGCAAAAGCAGGCAATTAAGAAACAGTTTGCTGGCTACTGCTCAAAAGAAGTTGTGGAACTACTACAGAAAGATCCAGACTTAATCAAGCGTGGTGTTCGCAAAGATGTATCAGTTATGTTCAGTGACCTACGTGGATTTACTCCTATCGGCGAACACTACGGAGATGATGTTGCGGGCTTAGGCAAATATATGAATGGCTATATGGATGCTATCAGTCAACCAATGTTAGATAACAAAGGTATGATTATCAAATATGTAGGTGACGCAAGTATGCACATACACGGTGCTCCTATTGAGGATCCTAACCACGCACGAACAATTGTTGCTGTTGGCTTAGAAATGTTGGATAAGGTAGACGAGTACACTAAAGTTATGGAAGCACAGGGATTACCGCCAGCCGCAATGGGTTGGGGTTGTAATAGTGGTATTGGCTTCATTGGTGAAATGGGTTCAACAGAACGACACAGCTATGATATCTTAGGTGATATGGTTTCGACTGCGGCACGACTAGAAGCACGTTGCAAGGCCTACGGTGTGTTGTGTATTATTGGTGCTGAAACTTACAATCGTACTAAAGATGACTTTTTCTATTTGTTGTTAGATAACTTACAACCTAAGGGAAAAACTGTAGCTGACTTGATCTACACAGCACTACGTACAAAAGGCGCAGATTACACTAAAGAACTAGTGACACATAATAAGATGCATACATTGTACAAAGAAAAACAATTTGATGCAGCCGCTATTCTGTGCGGAGAACTAAAAGGCAAATTTGGCGGACAGATGGACAAGTACTACAAGATGTGGATCGAACGTTGTGATTTTATGAAAGGACAGGATCTAGGCGATAACTGGAATGGCGAGTTTGTTGCCCACGAAAAGTAAACTATCGCTTAGATAAATCGTTTACAAAATCTAACAGTAATTCGTGATGCCGCCCATCGTGATAGTGTGGCTTCATCCAACTGTAATATTCATTATACCAACTAGCAGTACTTTCAGGATGACAACCAATCAAGCCTAATCTGCCCTGTATAATGGCCATTGGATCTCCATTAGGATACACTGCATATATGTCGGAATTATCTAGTCCTGCTCCGTGAAATGCACACCCGTCATAGAAAAACATACGTTCTTCTTGTCCTTTCCATACTACCTTCTGTGCCTTAGCGTGTGGCCTACGTGTATCAGTGTTTGGTCGTGTTATATATTGATCAGCACGTATATCTGTTAACAGGTCAAAGTAGTGTTTGTCTGCCCAATATGCTCCCATACAGATGCCAAGATACTTGCCTCCACGATCAACAAAATCACGTATGCGTTCACCATTATCTCTAAAGAGATATTCGTGACTGTCACTGTCTCCGATTCCTCCCGGAAATGCTAGTATGTCAACATCATCGAAGAAATCTTCGTCAAGTCTCCATTTTGTAAAAATCTTAAAGTTGTAATAGGGCTGTAATGCTTTGAGTATTCCGTTTCCAGACTCAATTGAACATTTAGGCTGGTGTACAAATAATGCTACTGTAGGATTCATTTTGATCTTTATTAATCATAAAAAAAGCACCTTTGGGTGCTTTAGTACTAACCGTTACCGCTCGATGCTTCTTTGCTGTCTGTATTATGTTCGTTAATTTTCTTTTCTGCTTCAACACGTTCCCATTCAATGGTCTTACCACGTAGGTGTAATACAGTGTTTACCTTTTGATTCAACCGAATCAAATCATTGTCCAGCATACGGATACGATCGATTAGTGCAATCAACACAGTATTAGCATCTGAGATAACCGGCTTGACTTCGGTAGTTGCCCAGGTCCATACATATTTGATAATGAAACCCATCCCAACTGCCATAACAATGGGAAAGCCATACTTATTAACTAATTCTACGATATCCATTTCTTATCTTCCTATGTAAATGTACTTTTGTTCTTTCTTGGTTGGATCTCTTGGTAGTAACCCATCACCGTATTGCGGGTATTTTTGTTGTCGATCGTATGCCACATACATAAACACACCACCCATAACAAAAATTATTATAACAATCGCAACTCCTACTACAAACTCATCTCTTAATCGCTTTAATCTTGCTTGACGTCTTTTATCTACTACTGCCTGTTGTTGCATCTGCTTGGCAATAAGAACATTTTGTTCTTTGCCCATCTGCTTCATCATTGCTTCAACTTCTGTATACAGCGCACCTAGCTCTGGAGGACTTTGATATACCATTAGCTCACGCAAGTCTATGCTCATTTGCTCCAACTGCTTTTTCATTAGCACACGTTGTAGAGCACGTTTACCTAGACTAGCATCACCTGTATATACTTCTGTCTTAGCACGGCGTTCTTCTTCTGCAAACACAGCCATACACTTGTAAAAGTTATCATAGTATGTGCCTAGGTGTTCGCCAATCTCTTGATATATGCCTGTGTGTTCGCCTTCGTTTGCTTTCTTGTTTAATTCTACTACACGAGCTTTTTCTTCTTGTAGCTGTCGCTTTGCTTCTGGTGGTACAGGTTTCCCATCGTACACTTTGTGGAACTGAGAGTCAAGGTCTTTTAATACTTCCTTGACTTCTCCTGCCGCACCCTTTATGTCCTTGTATAGTTTACATCCTGCTTTGACAGCAGAGACCGCACCATTAGCGAGAGCAAATAGGGTTAGCGGATCCACACCATTGGCTCCTTAGAACCAAAGGAATAAACCGTTCAAACTCAATACAATACCTAAACCTGCTACTGCAAAACTGCCCCAGAACATTGCCATACTAACTGCAAGAATACTTGCTGATAGAACAACAATGGCCAATTGGTAAGCTGTTGATGCATATCCAATCCACGGACTAGACTTTTTAGCTATTTCACGTTCGTGTTCCATTGCTCGAGCTTCGGCAGCAATCGCAACTTTATCATTTTCCATACGTGCTTTTTCAGCAAGAAATTCTGCTTTAAGTTTTGTATCAGAGGTTGTCTTAGCAGCGAGTTCGTAGCTAACACCACGACTTGCTTTGGCTTGATACTGTGCCCATTTATTGTTAGCACCAAGTGTATTGTTTAATACTGTGCTGGACAACTTGCCACCATACCAGGCGTTGACTGCTAATAACAGAGCAAATACGGAAATAACCATACCTGCTTTGTCTTTTAATTTTGCTTCACGTTCTGAACGTGAACCGACCGGAGGCTTTGGTGCGTCCGGATCTTTTGCTTGTTTAGTTACTAAATTTAATACGCTATCTATTAATGCCATTTACTGTACTCCTTATTTTTTTGGGTGTTTGCCGCCACATACTGGACAGCCTTCGTCTGTGTGATTCATAATTACTCCTTATCTACAGATATATCCAAAGAAGAAGCCAACTGCAAGAGCAATACTGATCATTACTGCTAGATCTTTATCAGTCCAAATTTGATGATCATATCCGTATTCACTGATACTGTTAGGTAAGTTACCTGGTTTCCATTTGCTCATTTACTTTCTCCCCTTCCTTAATAAATTTTACCAACGGATCGCACTTAACTAACATTGCCCGCCCGTTGATATTGGTAATCTTAAAATAGTCACCGTGCTTCCATCCGAGCTTATCTATGTTGAGCTCAGAATCAAATACAATACCCCAAGGTTCTAAATCCCATTCGTAGTCATAGTGTCGCATACAGCACCTCGTGCAATCTATCTGCGGCTTTGCGAATATCTTCGCTTAATTGTCCGACACCTATTTCTTGTTCAATAGCACGAGCAATATCGTGCAACTGTATGATTCGTTCTTCAAGTTCCATTAATCTCTCCTAGCATCGTTCTTGCCGTCTGCACGAGCAATACGGTCAACGTCTGGTTTTAATCCTAGTGCATTTGACACGATTGTGTCAATACGCACAACATCGTGATTCATAGTTTTTACACGGTTATCTAGCGCGGTAATAATGCCAGCCATTCCTTTTATGCTGCCCAAAACACCCTGGAGCAAAAGTTTAATAGTTAAGTACACAAAATACCCGCCTGCAAGTGCTGCGGCCACAGGAAAGCCCAAATCACCTATAATTTTGAAAATTTCGCTCATTTTTCGCTCCTCGCTCCAAACCAATTTATATGTGTATTTAACTTCTTGACAGATAATTAAACTGATGCTATAATATACGTATATTTCCCCTTAACGAAAGTCCGCTATGAAAATCAAGCTCGTATCAGATCTGCACTTGGAATTCAGCGATATCAACATCACAAATGATGATAATTGCGATGTTCTAATCTTAGGTGGCGACATCTGTGTTGCGCAGGATCTGCACGATCATCCACATATGGAGTACGGTATGTACTCAAATGCTGATCTAGCAGGGCTTGGCCGTAGACAGCAGGCAGCTCAACGCTACAGAGATTTCTTCAAACGTTGCAGTTTTCAGTTCCCACACGTAATTTACATTATGGGCAATCACGAATTTTACCACGGTAAGTTCTATGCTGGTATTGACTATATGCGTGAAGAATGTGCCAAGTATCCTAACGTGTATATGCTGGAGCAGGACACCAAGATCATCAACGATGTTGTGTTTGTCGGTGGAACACTTTGGACTAATATGAACAAGCGTGATCCACTCACGATGCACGCCATTGAAGGTATGATGAACGACTTCCGCATCATCCGTAACGACCAAAGAAGTTATGCTCCTATGAGTGCATTGGATGTTGCTATTCGGCACGACCGGACACTGGCTTACATCAAGTTGATACTTGCCGAAAACAAGGACAAGCGGTGTGTGGTAGTTGGTCATCATTCGCCAAGTTTTCAAAGCGTACATCCTATCTATGCTCACGAAACACTGATGAACGGTGGTTACCACAGTGATTTGAGTGAGTTCATTTTAGATCATCCGCAGGTTAAGTTGTGGACACACGGACATACACATCACCCATTTGACTATGTTATCGGTGAAACACGTATTGTCTGTAATCCACGTGGTTACGAAAACGACGGTTACAGTGAGGACACTGGCTGGAACCCGAACATTGTGTTGGAAGTGTAATATGAACGAACGTATTTTAAAAATAATGAAGCAGGCAGACTACGCTGCTCCTGAGATTGCTCTACGTGCTCAGACATTAGGCGATCTCGTTGCCAAAGACTGTATTCAAGTTTTAATTAACTACGGATATGATGATGCAGCCAATTGTCTAACTGATGAGTACTTTGGAGTGAAGAATGAAAAAGATATACTATGAAAAGCGAGGTCGACGATATGTCCCAGTTTCAGAATACGATAACGAACTATTGGATAGCTTTCCAAAGGGCGATCATTTGGTGCAGGTGTATCCCGGAGGTAGCAGTCGTCGGTTTTGCATTGATCCTGCTTATGCTCCAATGATTGCCGCAGGTCGTGTGGCTGAAGATGCTATGTGCAAAGCACTACAGCAGGCCAGTGAACTGCGACCACGTAGTACTCCTATTACCGAAGGGCAACGCCGGGCTTGGAAGAAATTGGCTAAAGAGTTCGGAGACGAACTTGCTACACTACACATCAACAGTAGTCGAGACATTGCAGAGGCAGGACTAAAGGCCTTGCAAGAAGAAGCAGACAAGTTGATGACTCACGAAAGTGTTCGAACAGCATATGAGCACTTTTTGTTGATGTGTCATCTTACTAAGGAGAAACAATAATGATAGTAGAATGGATAGTGGTTGGATTCTTTTCCGCGATCGGATGGTGGAGTGCCAATTATTATGTGATCACTCCTTATTTGCCCGAACCTGTTTATAAAGAAAAGAAAATCCAAAACGAAGTTGACAAACCCAAAGAATGATGCTATAATAGTTCTATAGTGAAACTTTAGGAGTGAGCAGTGAAGTTAACCAAGTACAGTCACAACAGACTATACGAAACATTTGCAAAATGGCAGGTCCCTAAGGACTTTGCTGAACCTATGGCTAACTATCTCATCCACGGCTACAGTCCTGGTAGCTGTTTTACTTCAGTGTTGGCAAATGATTTCTGCGGTGCAATCGCTCGCAGCCATCCTGCTAATACTGTCGAAGCGTTCAAAGCATTGGCTGGTTGGTTGCAAAACTGTGTACCACCAGAATGCCACGGTAGCTATGATGTTGTGGCAGACTGGATCAGCTATGATGCAGTAGAACGTAGATCAGTCCTAGAAAAATATGGATTGGTCTTCACCGAAGAAAAAGAAGTATGGATGACACTGTCTGAGCATCCTACTAAAGAACCTGTTTTATATTAAGGAACTGAAATGATCACAATGAAAGAATGGATGGAATTAGTCGACTATCGTATCACTGAGGGCAGTGAATATGGTTGGCAGTGTTATGGTCCAAATGCCTATACACTAGATTCGTGGAATGGTGTCCACGGTGTAGGTGGATACAGTTTTAGTATTGTGTTCAGTACTAAGACACAAAAGGTCTACGAAGTAAGTGTATGCGACTATACTAATGATCGTGCCTACAGAATGATTAATCCTAAAAATCAAGAGAAGCATCGTAAAGAAGCACTAGCTCGCGATGTTAATTTGAATGAGGCTTGGGATTGTGTTGACTATATTGATTTGGATGTAGTTGACGACTTTATTCAAAAAGCACTGGCTATTCGAGCAGGTGAGGACTATGATACTCGTGTAAGTATGCCGGTTGACTTCTCAGATGCAGAACTGTTAACATATATGAAGATGGCACACGATCGTGATATGACATTTAACGAGTTTGTTGAAGAAGCACTGCGTACAGCAATTGACGAGTTTAACAAAGATCCAGAAGCTGCCAAAGCTCGTGCAGAGCAATGGAAACATTCACAAGAACACTACGACGAGATTTAAAAATGAGCGAAGTTGAAGCGTTTATCCAAAAACTTAAAGGCGAACATAACATCGTTATCAATACCTGCCACGGCGGGTTTGGTCTAAGTCCTGCGGCTGAACGACTTTATCTAGAGCTTACTAGTCAAGACAAGATCAGTCACTACGATCTAGATCGTGATGATCCTTATTTGGTTAAGGTTGTAAAAGACCTAGGTATGGGTGCTAATGGTGCTCACGCCAATCTTAAAGTTGTAACCATTCCAGGTGATGTCGATTGGGAAATCGGTGAGTACGACGGAATGGAATGGGTGGCTGAAAAACACAGGACTTGGTCGTGAAACCAGTCACAATGGAACCACGTCAATGGGTGGCAATCCTTGAAAGGATCAAGCAGAAGGAAAAGCCCTCGGTCTATCTGTCACGTACTAAAATGAAAGAAGTCTTAGGCTTTACAGTGCGTGATCATCGAGAATATGTTAAAGACCCGGAATATGTAAGACGGCCACAGGACGATGAATGGTACAATATGGAACCGGGTGGTTGGTATGAAGGAAAACGAAGTGAGCATACTGTTCGATTGGATTTTTATGACGAGCAGAAGCGCACAATGTTTCTATTAAAATATGGTAATGGCCAAAACTAAAATTGGAACACTGAACGAAATATTAGGCACCCGCTCGCGAGCAGTATTTCCCTACAGGATTAATTTTGATTATATAGGCTACAGTCTGTTGCCCGAAATGAAACGATGGTGTGACAATAACTGTAAGAGTATTTGGCGATGTGAACATTTTCACGCATTGTATTTTCAATTTGAAAACGACTATGATGCTACAATGTTTATGTTAAAGTGGGGAACTAAGGAAGGTAACAAACTAAAATGATAATTTATTTAGATATGGATGATGTGGTCGCTGACTGGCGAACTGCCGCAGAAGAGTTTTTGCAACTCAAATTTCCTAACGGAGATCAGTGGGCCCGTATACCAGATGAGAAATGGCAAGAACTAAAACGTAACAGTCGTTTCTATAGAGACCTACCACTTAAAGAAGATGCTGGACTATTGGTTGACTTTTGTCTACGAGTAAAAGAACACGGCCTGGTCGAGGATGTGCGTTTCCTAAGTGCTATCCCACATAACAATGATATGCCTTGGAGCATACAAGATAAAGTATTTTGGGCACACGAACACTTTAGAGGTATCCCAGTATTCCTTGGACCTTACAGTCACGACAAAAAAACTCATTGTCAACTAGGTGACATCCTTATCGATGACCGTACCAGCAACTGTGAAGAATGGATAGCAGCTGGCGGACAGGCTCATATCTATCGAACTTGGGGACCTTGTAAAGAATGGCTAGAAGAACTATTGTAGAACACTGGCGGTTTGATGATGGCACTAAGCCAATCAACCCAGGCAATCGGTTTGGCGAATCATTTGTACCACGTGGCTGGTACTGCTGGGTCTATCCTGCGAACGATTCCGAGTTTGCAGAATGGATGGCACGGATGTGTCCAACTGCGGACATCACACATAGGTTCAACAGTGGCGATCCTATGTGGACTACTTTTATCAAGGACGATGCGGAAGCAACGTTATTTCAACTTAAATGGCTATAGCTAGGAACCCGCCTACAGATTATACACACGGTTATCTCGGAGACGAGCCCGACGGTCCTACATACACCTATACTGTTGTAGGTGATCGTGTGGAAGAAATGAGAGAAGTAGTTGTTCACACTTTCAGTATGGGAGATGTAGAAGACCCAGACCTGTATGCAGCAGAACCGTTATATCAATGGCAGCAAAGTGAGCAAGGACAATGGATTATGGAACACGCAGTAGAGACACCCTGCTGGCATAGGATGCACGACCAATTTAATTATGGTTATCAATATTCAATTACTGCTAAACTGCGTGGGCCAAGACTTACAGAATGGTTGCTCATAAAGAAATGAATAAAGAAAGTAGAAATTTCGAGCCAATGGCGCATCGTAAGATCGGAATGATGATGATGCAGGACACAAAGCTAATGGATATCCTAAAAGACTATCACGTGGTTCGCCTGCTCGATCAAGAAGATTTCAATACAAAACTGTCTTGGTGTTTGGAACATTGCCAACATAAATTCCGTGACATACGAGAAGATGATGTTAGGGCTTGGTATTTTCAAAATTCAGAAGATGCAACAATGTTTGCAATGAAGTGGTCCTAATGCACATTTGGCAAATAGACTTATTAGACAAAATGACAAAATATAAAGGCAAAGGTGTGGTACAGATTACTGGTCGCCAAATGGGTAAGAGTTATTGGAGTAGTCAAGCTATCGATAGACTTATGCGTGATATTATGCAACAACCTGTATCAGATCTAGTGCTCAGTGAAGGTACAGTTTATGGCGCACGATATTATACTGTAGAGCCAATAGGTGGTAACTGGAAGGATATGGAACTATGGTGTGGGGGAACGTTCGGCCCAGGTAGCACCCAGGTGTGGCAATACGATATGTCTAAAGCCCCTGCTCCGGAACTACGTTGGTATATGAATAATCGTAAGTTTTGGTTTCGTAGTGAACAGGATAGAATGATGTTTGTTCTAAAATGGCGATGAATCTAGAAGAAGAAATGATGGAACAGGCCGGCCAAGAAATGGCCCGCGAAATAGACCGTGAAGTTCTTTGGGGAATGTTACAAGGTATTGGATGGACACGAGTAAATCTATCGTCCGAAACAGCAATGACACAGGCCACACGTATATCAGAATGGTTAATCCAAAATTGTCAAGCGCCTTACGAAAAGCATCGGTCCGACTTTATCTTTGAAGACAGTCGTGACGCCACTGTGTTTATCCTGAGGTGGAAATGATGTTCATAGTAGATTGGGAAAAGTCTGTTCCAAAACCTCCGAAAGAACTGTTGGATCAATGTTATACCGTGCGATCTACTAGTTCAAAACCTCATCTTAAAAAACGTTGGGCACTAGCACATTGTGACAGCTACGTCTGGATGGATGTTGAATTTGGAGGAATAGAAGGCGATACCTATGTGTTCTATTTTGCCAAAGAAGCGGACAAAATAATGTTTGCTCTTAAGTACAATTGATGCTATAATAGTAATGTAGCATAAATTAACGAAAGGCAACAGATGCTCTACGAACTAGTTCTTATTACCAATTTAGGTGTAACAACAGCATTGGCAACCTATCCTGATTTTAATTCGTGTCTTAAAGAACGAGTACAGATCAGCCAACAAAACTCACAGCAGTATGCCGTAGCCTGCCTTCCTACTAATTCTCCAGAAGAGTTAGAAAAGAAAATGAATCTCGGTTTCAAAGTGCTTATTGACAATATTAACAAACTCCAAGATAAAATGGACAAAGGTAACAAATGAAAATCGGTTTTAGTCTAGGTCGTTGTATCCGTGATATCGTTGAGGGCAAAGTGGCCATTGACGATGTTGCATTCATTATCACAGCAACCTGTATCCGAGAGAAAGAACAGTTGGCACCAGTTATTAACGACTATATGTTCCGTGATGATTATCTTTATGGACTTGAAGAAGACAAGTGTCAGAGCATTGCAGATGAATTGTGGGAATCAAACAGACTACTGCAACCACGTCGACAAGGATTGCATCGTCATAAGCAGCCTGCGAATTCAGTTTGGGTAGATATGTTCCCGACAGAGCTCAGCGAGAATCAATCAGTCAAGACTGCTTGGGACAGTTACAGATTTATGATACATATGGTAGAGAACGTTGACACAGATGCATTAGAAATTTTTAAATAGGAGAGCGTATGGTCAAAGAAGGATCAAAGTGGACAGGCACTAACGATAACAGTAAATATCACGTGATACACGTAATAGAGCTTGACGGCCATACCTGGGTACACTATATTAAAGAAACCGCTCCCGAACACGAAACTAGAGAATACAGTTGTTACCTAGAAAGTTTTTTGAGTAGATTTAGGCAGATACCAGAATGATATATTTCAACTTCAGAATAGATTATCCCTGGAGCACCCGATGGCGCACTCTGTTCTGTAAGCACGGCCTATTCGGTAAAGGAACTAAGGCCTGGGAACTCAACGGATATGCTACACATCAGATCGTAGATTTTAGTTTTGAATTAAAAAGAGGATATATTGATCATCGAGGTGTGTTCCTTATGATTGGTTTATTTGGTTATGCTCTAGAACTTGATGTCTACGACACAAGGCATTGGGATAACCAATGGGGAGTATGGCGATGAATACCATTATCTTGCTTTTGGCCTTGTTTGGCATCAAGCACTTTATCTGCGATTTTGTGTTGCAGTTTCCCTATATGTTGGCGCAGAAAGGTACCTACGGTGCAGAAGGTGGCATACACCACGCTACCATCCACGGTATTTGTACTTGGTTCATTCTGTTACCATTCCTAGGGGCGGCGGCTGTATTTCCTGCATTATTTGATATGGCAGTACACTATCACATCGATTGGGCCAAACAGCAGTTGAATAAAGGTCTAACAGTTGCGGATCGTATGTTTTGGGTATGGTTTGGTGCAGATCAAGGCCTACACTATCTTACCTATATTGCTATTATTGGCTGGACTGTAACAGTACTGTAAATTAACAGATACTATAATAAGATAAGTAAAGTATACTAGGAGCAATAATGACAGCCAAAAAAATAGAAGAATTTAATGCAGATGATCGCATTGATATTACCCTGCTGAAAAACTCGGTATTCTTCCTTACAGGCGAAATCGAATCAGAAAATATCAGCAAGTGTATTAAATGGATCACCTACGAGAATCTCGATACTAAAGCTGAGAAACTTCTAACACTTTATGTTAATTCAACTGGTGGGGATTTATATCAAGCACTGGCATTGATAGATGTAATGAATACCAGCGAGTATCCAATACGCACGATCGGAATAGGTACTGTAATGAGTGCAGCATTTTTAATCGTAGCATCTGGATCTAAGGGCGAACGATATCTTTCACAGAATACCAGCTGTATGTGTCATCAATTTGCAGGCGGTGGCGGTGATGCCAAGTATCACGATCTCAAAGCTGAAATGAAAGAGAACGATATGTTGAACGTCAGTATGACAAATGTCCTAGTAGCAGCCACAGGTAAAGCACCGACCTATGTTAAGAAGAGACTGTTACCACCAACCGACGTATATATGACAGCACACGAAATGATTGAACACGGTGCTGCCGATTTTATTTTAGAATAAGGATGTTATGGAAAACGTAGTAACACTAAAACCAAGACAAGAACAGATTGAAGAAAAACAAAGACAAGATATGCTTGATGTGATCGATCATCTACGTGGAGAGATTGCAGAAGGTCGTGTTCGTGAGTTTGTCGCAACGTCAATGAGCGATGATGGTGAAGCACAGATACACGTCTGTACATTAGATCTTCCAGGGTCAATCGGCCTTTACGAAATCGGAAAACATATTTTAATAACGCAACAGGCCTAATGTGGCGTAAATGCCACATTATATGGCTATATCTAGGTTGACAGCTAAATAAAAGTAGCATACAATAGATACAGTTGTTTAGGAAAGGTCAAAATTTATTTTGTCAGAAATGCAAATAAAGGTTGACAACTAGTCTAAATACCTGTATAATTAACACATAGACAGCAAAGTGTTGTCTACAAGAACAAAGGTTATAAAGAGAAAGCAAATGCAAAACGTATCATTACATAGAAATTGTAAATCGATAGCCCAGGTGGGAGGCTTTATGCCCTCTTCTTGGTTAGCGATTAATAGTCTATCATATGATCGTACACCAGAGATTATTAGGGTCCGGAGGACTGTCGTGTAACACACAAGTTTACATAACAAACTTCAAGGACCCTAGGATTAAAAACCCTGGGGTTTTTTGTTTTTAGGAAAGGAAAAATGGAACAGATAGATTATAGCAAATTGAATGAACGTATTGTTGAACAGGCTTATGAAGCCGCTCTTAGTAATACTCTTACTAAAGAACAGCTTCAAAAACTTATTCAAGATAAGTTTGAACGTGCTAGACAGTATCACGAAGCGTTAGCGAAAGCACCAACGTTTAGTGTAAACTGATAGCACAAAGTGTGATAAGAGGTAACGAGGACCTCGCTGGGCACTATAAACATCTGGCAAACGGGCGGACTAGTGGATGGCTTATCCTTGTGTGGATAAAAAAATACTAGTTATATTAAAGCATTCTATAGGGACGGCTACACCCATAGCGTAGTACTGCATAGCAGGCGTTATTAGAATGTTTTAATATACACATTGGAAACAGTGTGTTATGGAGGTGTGTGCCGAGCGGCGAAGGCAGCTGACTGTAAATCAGTGACATCAGAAACACCGTAGGTTCGATTCCTACCGCCTCCACCAAGTTATGGAAATGTGGCAGAGTCCGGTTTATTGCAACAGTCTTGAAAACTGTCGTGTCGAAAGGCACCGTGAGTTCGAATCTCACCGTTTCCGCCAAGAGTATGTATCCCTAATGTAATGGCAGCATCACAGTCTCCAAAACTGTTCGTCGGGGTTCGAGTCCCTGGGGGTACGCCATATAGCCTATTAGCTCAGTGGTAGAGCACCGTCTTGATAAGGCGGGGGTCCTTGGATCGTTCCCAAGATAGGCTACCAATTTTTCTGTTCGGGAATGGTGTAATGGTAACACAACACACTTTGACTGTGTCGTTCTAGGTTCGAGTCCTAGTTCCCGTGCCAAGTTTATCGGTCCGTAACTCAATGGATTAGAGTGCTAGTCTTCGAAACTAGAGGTTGGGAGTTCGAGTCTCTCCGGGCCGGCCAATCAATGGTGTTAGTAGTGTAGTGGTTGCACAACTGTCTGTGAAACAGTTAGACAGGGTTCGATTCCCGCTTTCACCCCAAACACGGCCTTACTTGTTCAACATAGTTGATGCTGTGGGGTTTTCATTTGCCAGCGAGACTTGGAAGTCAGAGAGGTCTTATACGCCTTTTAGCGCCAGATTAGCGTTCTTGAGAGGGTTCGATCCCCTCCGCTGGTACCAATGCTACTTTAGCTGATGTGGTCATAGCGGCGGTCTGAAGAACCGTTGAACCAGGTTCGATCCCTGGAGGTAGCACCATTAGTTTTTAAAATCGATTCTAGTACCAAACTTGATGCTGAATCTATTTTGATTGCTTAGGTTATGTCCGGAGTGCCAGGTATTGTGTAGATTAGCGTTTACCCAGCCTTGGCCGAAGCCAGTAGGCATACGTAACGGATCATCTCCGGACTCTGAAGAATAGAATGTAGAACTTTGATCGGGATCATCAGTCTCGATAAAATGACACATACCAACGATAACAAGGCCGCGGTCATCGAGATGCGGACTCATTTGGAATCCAGGTGTATCCATATCACATTCGAAGATAGGTGTTAGTTTGTTTCTAAACAGTGTTTGATCGTCACGCCAGTAGCTTCCAAAGAATTCTGGACGTTGACTTATCACAGTCAGCAGTTGGTTTTGAAAATCGTCGCTGACAAAGAAATTTCGTAGATTAGAAACTATCGGCCCAAACTTATTAGGATGACTTTCCTTGTATCGTGAGCTGTTGACATCACGCCAAGTTTTCCAATCATAGCTGTTAACTTCGTTTAATATGTCCGCTAATGTAAATGGCATATCTGTTAAACGAAACTGATGTACGAACGGTCGTAGTTCTTTGAATTCGGCTTTCATCTTGTATTTACAATGCCCCTGTGGACAAATTGGTAAAGTCGACTCTCTCAAAAGGAGTAGTTCTGTCTGTTCGAATCAGACCAGGGGTACCAAACGGTGTTGTGAAAATACAACAAAAGCACTTGACAAAAGCAGCCAGTGGTGCTACAATAGATACTTAAACAATGCAACGGTGGCAGAGAGGTCCAATGCACGGGATTGCAAATCCTGAAAACCGGGGGTTCAAATCCCTCCCGTTGCTCCAGTTCTTTAACAATTTATGGCAATTATTTGCTCGGTTCGTCTATCGGTTAGGACGCTGCCCTTTCAAGGCGGAAAGACGAGTTCGATTCTCGTACCGAGTACCAAATTTAATTGCATTAGGTTACCAACTCCGGTAGGTACCCTAGTAGAGTACTATACCAGCTGACGGGCTGGCTCTACTAGGAATACACGAAAGTAGACCCGAAAGGGCGAGACACGCTGGATCAAGTTGGCAGGTAATGTGATTGATAGACAAGTCCGTGGACGGCACGGTAGGGCAGGTTCAAAACTGTTATTTCTATCAAACATCCTAGTGTAATTAAATTTGGTTTATTTTAAAAGGAGAGTCTAAATGGACAGTGACAAGAGTGATAAGATTAGTGGGACGTTAGCTCAGTTGGTAGAGCAGTAGACTTTTAATCTATTGGTCATTGGTTCGAATCCAATACGTCCTACCATATAAAAACATACTGGATCTTCTAGTAGGTAAGAAGCTGATAAAAGAAATTGGCGAACGTGGTGTTCGAATCCCACTCTAGTGTGTTTCTATATGGTAATATAGCATAGTGGCTAATGCAGTTGCTTCATACGCAGCCTATCGTTGGTTCGAGTCCAACTATTACCACCAAGACGTTCCGAGTGTCGTCGGATACTGTGACCCGCAGGATGAGAAGTAGTTTGACAACTACGGGTGGTTCTAGTCAAACCGAACTAGCGTTAGCGACACGAGAGTCTTCCCTGGTCGGGGAGCGGGTGGAAGGTGAGGTCAGACTGGGGCAACCCGGGAAAGGATGCACTAAATTACCGCCGCAGGGAAGAAGCACCTAATTCAGGTCCCATAGTTCAGCCTGGCCTAGAATAACTGCCTGTCACGCAGTAGACACGGGTTCGAATCCCGTTGGGACCGCCAGACATTTTTATAAGTAATACACTGCCCCGATGGTGGAATTGGTAGACACGGTGGTCTTAGAAGCCACTGCTTCGGCATCCGAGTTCGAGTCTCGGTTGGGGCACCATATATAAATGTACTTAAATCCGTTAAAAGATCAGGTTTGGTATCCCAGTCTCTGCGTTGGCATAGCCCGCATACTTAATACACCTTAGTATGTTTATATATGATTTATGGGTCGTTAGCTCAGTTGGTAGAGCGTCTGCCTTACACGCAGAATGTCGGCAGTTCGAGACTGTCACGACCCACCATCCGAGGAGAAACTGTATGTCGAGTAAAGAAACGTTAGACAAGGCATACGGTAATATGCCTAAAGAAGTAGGCTTCAATGTTGACTGGGGATTCATTCCAAGTTGGCGAGGTGTAAAGTACTATTGGTATACATTAGTACGCAAGGTTACAAGATAAATGGAATGGTCCCATAATGGTATTGGAGCGGATTGCTAATCCGTCGATCGGCGAAAGTCGGTTTCTGGGTTCAAGTCCCAGTCATTCCGCCAGTTTTAGTTTTTGGG